AGTCGTGATCGTCGTGATCTGGTCGGTCAACGGCTTGACAGCGTTCTGCACCGCTGAGTTGATCAGCGCCGTCACGTCGTCAGGCTTCCCGATGCCCGCTTTCTTCAGCGCATCTTGCGCCGCAATCGCGTTCTTTGCCGCGTCGGCGTCAATGCCTTCGAACTTCTTGGCGATGGGTTCCAGTTCGCCAACCTTCTTGGTCAGTAGGACATTGTTGTCGCGGAACTCAATCACCTTGCCGTTGGCAATCGCTAATTCAGCGGCAGAAACAAAACCTGCCGGTGCAGCTGTCAGATCAACGTGGAACTTGCCTTCTTTCGCCACGTAGAACTGGCGCGCGGGTTCAGGTACATCTTCGATCTTGTCAACAACAGGTGCTAGTGCTGCCATGTCTGAATTCTCCCAGAGTGTAGAGTGAACGGTATCAACTGTCTAGCTGGTTTACCAAGACGCCTAAGTCGCTGAGCTTCTTATGGATAAACTCTGACACACTCAGCTTTGCTGCGCTCGCGTGACGTCGCAGAGCGCGTTCCTCTGCGTCAGAGCATGCGAAGGTGACCCGGGTGTAGAGGATCCCCTGTCCGCGTTTCGCGCGTCTACGGCTGCGCAATGGCCACCGTGCAACGACAATGCGGGTGGAATGGCGGGCCATCTTCTGCGAAGTCTTCGCCAATCGGCACGGAACCGTTGTCGGCAATGTCTACGCAAATTGGACACGCGTTATCACTCAAGATTACTTCTTTCGTCGCGTCGTCGCTGAGCAAGCCCGCGCTTTGCGCTTGCGCCCAGGCTTCCTCTTGTCCGGCATTCAACGCGTCTAAAATTTCTGTGCGCGCGATAGCGTCCGCGCGTTTGCCCAACAACTCTTCGGCGTAGTCGTCCACTTCGCTATTGACTTTGTCTATCGATAGCCCGTTGTCGATCAGCTCAGCGCGGTACTTCAACACCGCTTGACCTTGCGCTGAAGTCAGACCAATCAATGGGACAATCGTGCGCGCAGCTTCGTAGGGCGGAATCCCCTCGCGTATGGCTTCTGCAATGAGATTGCGGATATTCTTCTCAGTCTCTTTCGTGATCTCGGTGATCATCTTCGCTGCCATTTTCTCAGCAGCGGCGATAGCCTCTTCGTTCGCGCCATCGAAACGAAAGTTAATGAGCTTCTTAGCCATTCACGATATCTTTCACATGCACCGCGCCAAGTTTGCCGCCACGCATGAACGCCGCGATCAACGCCTGCTTAACGGGCTCCATCGCTTTCGCTAACGCATCTGCGTCAAGCTTTGGACGATTCAGACTGCTGCGATTCAGTGATGCTGCAAGCTTGTTGATCGACGTGTCTTTCTGTAACTGTCGAAGTGCTCGCACGTAGCGGGCGCGGAACAAGCTTTCGTAATAGTCGGCTGAGGAGAGAACCGTTTTCTGATGCCGCTTCCCGCGTGTCGTTGACATGCAGTTCCTCTAATTCTCCCGATGCGGCGAACTTCGACATGATGTGACGCATACAGACCGTCCACGGCTCGCCTGTATCGTCGCTAGCGTCTATCGCTGCGCAGAACAAATGCAGCGCAGAATATTCAGGGTCTGGTTCATCGCGCACCGCGTAGATCACGGCATCGCCCACGACGTAGATTTCGGGATCTTTGCTGTCGATGATCGCACGCGCCTTGTTCCGCAGATTGCGCTTAACTTGACGCGTGCTCTGCGTCCCTGGCGTCCACACCAAGATCTTTTTCGGTCCGGTATTTTGATTGTGAAACGATTGAAAGACCGGGCCTTTAATCGAGTTGTGACGACGTTTGATCGGGCGCATGGACTTAGTTCTTCGGCGGCACCAAGGTCATGCCCGTAGCGGGAATGATACGACGCTCTGACGTTTGCTTGTCGTGGTGCTTAATGATCGCATCCTTCGCGACTTCAAGCAGACCCAGCGCAATCAACTTGTTGTCAATCGGCCCCTCGACAGCCACATTGCCATCGTCGTTCAAACGAATCACTAACGGCGGAACACCAGGCATCTCAATATCCTTTCTTGAACATCTCCACGTGCGTTAGACGTTTCTTCGCAGCTGCGTGACTGATCGGACGCGACAGCTTTTTCTTACCATCATGCGAATAGACGACCCACTTCCCGGGTGCAACACGCTTCAGCATGTTATTCCTCGATTGGCGGTTCAGGCCCTGGGTCCTTTGTATCGACTTTGCGCGCAGCGATGTCTTTTTGTTCCTGTTCAGCGTCGATACCTTCTCGCGCCCAACCACCGGTCAAGAGCAAGTTGTACCACGTTTCAAAAGAGATCTCGCCAGCTTGCAGCGCTGTCAGCGCCACTTGAATTTCCTGAGGCGTTGCACGCACATCAAGATATTCTTTGTTCAACTCAACAGACGCTTCTGATTCTGTCGGCGTCGCATCAGTGGTTTGCCACCACACACAGATTTGCAGCACTTGCGATAGCCCTTGCTCCAGCGCTTGCGCAACAGTCTTTAGCGATGCCGTTTCGCCAGTGTGACGCATCTTCGCCGCTGTTGCCGTCTCTTGTGTCTGCGGTGCGTCTTCCAACAGCTTCGCACCTAGCGTCGCCATCTGCTTTTTCTTTTCGTCCATCGCGACGACAAGAGCGCCCAGACCTGCGCCTGAGAATTCGAGCATGCCTGCGCTACCGTTTGCTTCAAGCTCCCACACGACAGACGGGCCCAGCGGTACGTCGGTGTTCGTCGTGTTGCCTTTCGCGCCTGAACGCCACGGCGTTGGCAGCGCGACTAGATGGAGCCCGTATTCGTAATCAACTGAGTTGCGCCAGTGACCCAGATTGACGTCCGCCAAATCGATCAGTGGTGGATGTTCCAGCTCGGGTCCCGCAGACAGGGCGCCCAAGAAGACGAACGGCACGAAAGTCAGCGCTTCGCCACGTCGCATCAATACGACGTCGCCTTCTACCGTTTTCTCCCACTTATCGCCAGCGCGATTCTTCCGCCAGATCTGTGTGATGCACTTCCCCTCAGGGTTCAACATCAGCACGCGATACTGTTCCAGAATGTCGCAGCTAAACGGATCGTCCACCGTGTAACCCGCTTCAACGTGCTCACACATGACGACCATTGTCAGAATTTCGTCGCCGCCTCGTCGTGTCGTGCGCCAGTTGATGATTTCTTCTGCGCGATACGCAACGCAGTAAGGGCGCATGTCTACTGGCTCAGTGCGAATCACACCACCGGTTGACGAACCGGGCGCAGAGACAGGGCGCGGCATGTCCACGAGCACGCCGTAACGACCCGTCAAGAAGACTTCTTTGCCTGTCTCAGTCGCGAACGTTTCGAAGCTCACGTTGGTCATGGTGATATCGTCAAGAATCGGCTTCAACGATTCAGCGATATCGACTTCTGGCGCGTCTTGAAAAATGGCGCCGTTCAGACCAGAGACGGTACGCATCAACGCGTTGTAAAAGTTGCCCCGCTTGCGATAGGCGATGTTGCCATTCGCGTCGATGCCTGGCAAGTCTGGGACATACTCCGCACCAGCTTTCAGCAGCGCATCGCGTCCATTGAAACAATCGCGTAGACGCTTCCATTTCGGTTTGATCGCGTCGTAGTCTACACGTGTTTTGTCAACCGGCATGCGTGCGCTCCTGTTCGGTCTGTTTGCGAACTTTAGGCATGAGCCATGCTGGTTGGTCCGGCCCGGTGGTCTGTATGATTTCGAACTTTGAAAAGCCTTCAGTGTTGACGAAGAGCACGCGCGCACCGCGCTGGCAGTTCACGCAGACAAACTCATTACCAAGCACTGTGCGCACGTCAATCAAACGGTACACCCAAAAATTAGGCGAGGCGCAAAATGGACACGGCTGATGGACCGTCGTCTCAAGCCCGCGTCCGCTAATCTGTTCATTCGCCTTGAAGCGTCGCAAGTATTCAAGCATGTCAGTGGGTTCGACGATCATTCAACTGCCTCCACGGCAATCGGTGTGAGCTTCTTACCGTCCATCACACCTGTATGCAGCAGCCACACACGAATGCGCCCACCGTTCACGATGCGCGCTAAGTCTTCGGCGGAGAGTTCCCATTCGGTCATGACGGTACTTTGCGCATCGACAGACGCAGGCAGCACTTCGTAAAGCTCTTGCTGATTACGTGCGAATGTTACTAGCGTCGCATCGGCGTGTATGACAGGTGTCACAGCTTTCATTACAGCAACCAATGTAAAAGAAGTGCGGTACCGACGCCAACAGCCCACCCACGCACGCAGTCTACGCAGAACTTACCAAAAGCGATTTCGCATTTGCAGTTCCAGCAACGCTTCTCAGTTCTCATTTGTCTGTCGCCGCGATAATAATAGTGACTTTCTTTCCCAAGACATACGCGTCTGTCACACGTTCGTTGATCTGTGCCGGTGTCATCTCACGTTGAATCCGCACAACGCAATCCTTTTTATCCAGCAACGTGCTGATATGCGCGAGTATGTCAGCCTTGCTCTTCATGACCGGCTATAGAAACGATTCACGAGTTTGATTCGACACAAGCTGCAGAGCGGGCGAAATGGCGCCTTATCGATGCGTGCGGCGGTCGTTGCTGTTGCGCCACACTCACACGGCGCAGACAGATCGTAACCTGGTTGCAGGCCCTTCGCTAACACCGCTTCGACAAACTCTAGATCGCGAATCACTTATGCAGCCCGTCAGAGAACGCTTCGAAGTTTCCTGATACTGTCGTCTTGATGCTGCCGTGTCGCTGATGAATCGTGCGCGGGCTTGAATACCCGTTCATGTGACTGAACCCGTTGACTTGCACAGACCCAGGCGCAGAGATTTGACGAAGCGTCAGCGCGTTGCAGTGCGGGCAATACACCGCGCTCGTGATAGCTTCTTGAAATGATAGCAACTTTTCTTGCACAGCCCCGCAGTTGTCGCAACGAAAATCAAACAGCGGCATATTAGTGCTCTTCTTTGTCGCGTTGCAGTAAGCGCCGATTCAAATCTTCGATCTTCCCGTTGACGTCGTTTGCTTCCTTGAATGCCCGATGGGCTGCGTCTGTCGCCTTCTCAATATGCGTCGTCAGTTCAGTACCGCTTTGTTCCACGCGCCTCGCCAGCGTCTCACTCGTGGCTAAGACTTTACGCGCTAACTCTGCCCGATCTTCGATCTCCCACTTTCGATTTTCTTCGCGACGCAACCGCGCTTGACGTGCATTAAACATGATGATAAGCATCGTGGAAATAGGCGTCAAGATACTACCCACAACGAGCGGAAGCGATGGGTCCATAGAGAAACTTTTTCAGCTGTGGGAAGCGCGTTAATCAGACAGCGAATCGTTCAGTTTGTCAAGCACCTTCGTAGACAATCCCGCATACTTTTCAGGGAAGGCCCGGCGCTCCCATTGCAATTCACGTAAGCACTCTTTGCTGGTCGCTAAGTGTGCGTCGTAATCAATGTCCACCATACGTCCGCAGAACGGACACATGACTTTTCTAAACCAGCGTTCTCGTTCTTCATTCGTCATAGCTAACCCCAAATCGAACGACGAATCACCAACGCACCACGCAGCTGTTCCAGCGCATAACGCATCGGGTCGATGATGTGATTCTTTTTGTCTTCTAATTCATTCGTGACAATGCCAGACAGCTTATCGATCACGAAGCTATAGTTGTTGAACTCGTCGAGGGTGTGACGACAACGCGGATGAATGATGATCTCGTAACCTTGCAGGAACTGAACACCTTCCTTCACGCTGTTCTGCCCCTTTTTTGCCGCCTCCATACCTTGATAGCCATGGCGCCGCAAATGACTAATCGTATCGGGTCGCGAGCTGTCGGCGATTACCGCGAAGTTACGCGCCCACGCATGGAACTTAGGATTGCGGCAGTCGCCAATCGCTTTGCCGGTGTTGAGGTCAATCGTGCAGCCACACACCAGACCATCGAAAAATCCTGGTAGAAATTCAATCTCTACACCAATCGCGTAGCACTCGTGATCGATATACAAACGTTTGCGGGGCCACGGTTGTCCTGTGACGGGATCGATGCGTTCTTCGTAGCAGCGAATCAACGTGCTCGGGTCTACGCTGAATCCCCAGTCCGCACCAATGTTAAACATCGCATTCGCTGGCGCCGTGAATTCTTCGACGCGGTAATTCTTGAACACGCGCGACTGACTGCGCTTTTGATACGTGCCCTCCCAGACGTTCTGGTACTTCTCAAAGTCGATGCGTCGATCCCATTCCATCTCGCGACGCAGCACATCGGGAAACCATGGGTTATCGCGCCATGTTGTTGCAATGACGATGGAGTTATCCGGCTTGTCTTTGCGTAGCAGCTTGTCAACAGGGTCGGTATCGTTCTCAGGGTTCCATGAAAACCATAACTCACTGTCTTCTTTGCGAATCGTGGGACGCAGCAACGTGAGTGATCGATCACTTAGTGTCTGTGCCTCTTCGACCCACACTCCGTCGTAACCTTCTAATGACTTGATACTATTCGCGGTGTGATCTTGCATGCCTTGAAACGAAAAGATGCCATTACCAGGTGTCACAATCTGGTTGTGCATAATCCCGAAGTCACCGAGCAAGCCATATTCCTTGATCTTGTCTTCTAGCAGCAGCTTCACCGATTGGTCCAGAGACTTCTGCACTTCACGCACGCAGACCCAGCGCAAGCCTCGACGTGCTAACGCGTTCTCTAGTAGGTGATCGGCAAAGAAATGTGACTTCGCAGAGCCGCGCCCACCATGCACGCCTTTGTAGCGCGACGGTTGTAACAACGGCGTATACGCACGCGCGCACGGAATCTGGAGTGTGCGTCCCATCTAGAAAACAAACATGTGACTAGACACACATCCTGTAACAGTAAACTCTTGCAGCACGCGCGGCTGACATGTGAGCCACTGCCATAGCGTGCGACGACGATAGCGTCCAGCTATCGTCATCACGTCGCCTATCTTCAGCGTATTCAGAACTTCGGAGGCGTCGGCCATGACGCGCTGCCAAACAGAATCGCCAACACCCACAAGAGGCAGAACAGCAACACCACCGCTTGGATAATCTCAGCGATGCCGGCAGACATCTTTACGCGCGTGGTAATGATGTAAGTGAAGAACCCAATCGCCGCCAGGTACACGACAAGCAGAAGAATATTCAGCAGCATAGAAACTCCTATTGAGGATGCACAGTCAAGATGTGCGCGCCTAGATACATCGCTAAGCGATTGAAGTAAGACGAGCCGTCAAACTGTTTTTCGTCTTGCGGTCCTGGTGTTGACGCTCTGAACGCGCAGTAAGGACATTTCGAAGAGAACGCGCGCACACAAACAATCTCATGCACGTTAGTGGCTTCAGCCTCCATGCGCCACCCAACCGCGTATGCGACGAATCGATCTGCGTAAATCAGAATCATCAGGCGAGTCAATCACCCAACACATAGAGTGCCCGATACACTTCTCAAGCTCGGTGATCTTCTCGCCTAACGACGTCGGAGAGTCGTGATCGGCAGCTCCCTCAAGGCAGTCACCGTCATGGTTACCCGTCCACATGTAACCATTCTCGCCCATGTATAAGCGTGCGTCAGAACTCATGATTAGACTTTCGCAGCATCGACGATCACGCGCTCGATTCGTGTCACGGTCTCGATTGGTCCGCCGTCTTTGCCAGTCACTTGCACCTTGTCAGGGAACAATCCCACGTGACGGCCCATCAGCTTCAACGAGCCGGGCTTATCCCACAACTTCAATTCAACATCGTAGGTAATCGTGATGTGACCTTCGTGGTCTTCGCGAATCGTCTTCTTGCGCTTCACACTTTGAATCGCACGCATCGCACCTTCCGGCGCGCCAGCAGTCAACAGAATCTGCCCGTTATCATCCACAATGTAATGCGATTGATCGCTATTCGCCAGCAAAGACATTTCATGGAGCACAGAATCCGCTGTGAGATTCGTTCGTGATGCGCGCTGCGCCGACAACACCGATATCAGCGCCTTCACTTTAGGGCGACTTAGGACGCGCGAGCCGCATTCCCCTGCCGATGAATCCGTCGTGACGTTGAAGCAACCCGCGCGCCATACAGCGGCAGACGCGTTCAAGTCGATCACGAACTCCCGAGCGAATGCCCGCTCTTTGTCGTTGCACGTCTGCGCCAGCGCTTCGGTTTCTGCGTCGTCAATGGCTGCCATAGCGCGACAATAGCACGCACGTCGCTTGACTGACTGTAAAGGAAACTGTTACCCTTCGCATTTTGGAGGGTAACACGAAGGGTAACATTTTAACTCGTTGACTCTGTGAGACTTCCGCCATTCTGTTACCCTGTTACCCTGTTACCCTTCTCTTTGGCGCCAGAACAGAAAAAATAATTTTTCGCCGGCTAAGTGTTGAACTCGAAGGGTAACAGTAACAGGGTAACAAACGTCGCCAAACGTCTGCAACACGTTCAGCGCTCAGCACTTATTTTGTTACCCTTCGTCGAAAATTTCTCAACACCCAAGGGTAACAGGGTAACAAACCGACGAAAAACACGCGATTTCGCCATGGAATGCCAGTCAATATGGCGTATCGTCGTCGCTTTTCTGAGTTACCGCGCGTGCGTGCATCTCTTCAATGTGATCTTCGGCTTCAATCACACTCGTCCAATCTGGCAGCTTCGACACATAACCCACTTGCACCACTTCACCAGCAGGACGAACTTTCGTGCGTCTGAAGCCCAATCGCTGCAGAATTTCCGACATACGCGTCTCTTCTCTGCGCGTGCGTCGTTCTGATTGCACGTTCACGGCGTTCCATAAAAACGACGTCACGACGCGCGAATGCCTATCGTGGTAGTCGTGCAACTCGTGCGCGCTAATCAACGCTTGTTTGACCAACGGTTCCCACGGATCGATTTCTCGTCGGGATTCTTGCGCTTCGCCTGCCGCAGCCCACAACGATTCTGGTAATCGATTCGATTCACCGAGCGCTTCTCTGTGTGCGGCTTCGGCCCACAACTGATCACGGTGCTCAATAATCCACGCGACATCAAAGCGACTGACATCCACCGGCCAGAAGCGTCGCGCGCCGGTCGAGTCAGCCAGATACGCTTTACTGTTCGTCGTGCCAATCATGACGAACTGTCGCGCACGTTCTATCGGCAAGCGCGCATACGCCATTCTGGCGGGTCCGTCGATCTGGCGGGATAGGTTCGACTTCAACAGCTCGGACTGCGCTTTACTCATGCCTGAGAGTTCTTGCGCTTCGACGAGCCATTTGCCAATGGTAGATTCGATGATGCGCTGACTTGTCGCGTTCAATTCGAAGTCATCGCTGAACCATTCAGGATTCGGACACAGCGCCCGCAACGCGGATGACTTCTGCAGCCCTTGTGAACTCTCTAGCACAATCATTTCATCGTATTTGCATCCAGGCTGCTTGATGCGTCGCACGGCGGCGATCAACACAATCGCGCTAATCGCTTGCACGTAGTCAGACTCTTCAGCGCCTGCGGATTCAATCAGCCACCGATTGATACGCGGAACGTTGTCCCATTGCAGCGTCGCTAGATACTCTTTCACGGGATGAAAGCCGTTATTCCAGGCAATGCGTTTGATAACTTTTTCAAAGAAATCGTAGGAGGGGCGAAAGCGGAACTCTTCATCGATCCGGAACCACAATTCGTTCAAGTGGCGATCTTCCAACGGCGTCGTGCGACCCACCAACAACTTATCGCTAAACTCGTTAAAGGTCAGTTCAACGTTCAGCATGGTTAACGCGCGTGAGATATTCTCTTGGTGATCTTTAACAATCAGGCCATTCCCGTCGCGGATGAAGTCGCTGTCACGTCCCAGCCATTCGTTGATCCGTTTGATGACAGCGCGGCCATTTTCGCCAAGCAGCTTTGCCAGCGCGGGACCGCCTTTGACTTTCTTTTCCTTATCGTCGAGGCGTTTTTTCGTCGTCTCAATGGCGAGTTTGATGTCGGTGCGATCGGCATTGCCGGTATAGAGCATGATGGCATTGCCAATCGCGGTACATTCTTCGATGCTTAAGCCCGCGCGCAGCAGAAAGCCAGCCCAGGCTAAGCGTTGCTCGTGTCCAAAGCCTTTACGTCCGAAGTGTCGCGCGAAGCACATACTGATCGCGCACAGACAGACCCGTTGCTTCAGACCTGACGGCACGTCAATGTGTGCGGGCAATTGCATACGCACAAACGCCAATTGCTCTTTGTTGTTCTCTTTGCTCCAGACCGATGGCGGCGCCATCGTTTGATTACCAAGCGTGCCATCAAGTTTGACGCCACGCAATTCAATATACGTGATGCTCTGGTCTATCGGGTCGATGTATTTGAATGAGGGAAGGGCTTCTGAGAGGGTGTACCAGCAGTGTGAAATACGCTTCGACGTTCTGCCATACATGAAATCTGTCGCCGGCAGCAGTGACTGCGCGATCTGGGCGCCATCAGCCCAATCGATATCAACATCATGTAGAAACTTCCCAGACGACAGCTCGTGTCCGCACATAATGCCGACGCGCATGCCGTCGCGGTAATCCTCCCGAGTGTAAACACGCTCGGTCCATCCGCGCTCGTGCGGGCCCTTGCTGTCGCCAATCTGGGGCCAGAAGACGAGTCTGAAATTATGTTGAAAGTAGAAATCGAGAATGCTTGATGGCGCGATCATCGAATCGCACCTGGGCACAGGTTGAACACGTCTTGTCCTTCGTGTCGCGGTTGCTGGGTGCAACGCGCTCCGCCGTCAGTGGACAAGCACCGACGGCGGATGATGCGTCTTCGTCAAGACGCGAACGCGCTGGCAGTGAGACTGAGCGGGAAGCGCAGAAGCTGCGCGCGAAGTCTAGACAGCGTCTGACGCCGAAGTCAAGCGTTTTCTGCTGAGCTGTAGAAAAGCTTGACAGACACATCCATTACGTCAAGAATCGAGTTCTGCGACTGCGACGCCTCGACTGTGCAGATGTGTAAAGTGTGCAATAGCAAGCAGTTACGGCAATCGTGTTTTTGATGTTGCCTTGCGTTTCATCTTGCCGTATACTCTTCTCATGTTCAAAACATTCTTCGTGGCTGCTGTCGTCGTCGTGTATGCGTCGTTGTGGTTCGGTACGCACGCGCACGTGCTGGGATTCTGATCATGACGACCTTTCGCAAAGGCGACGCTGTCACCTACTTCGGTAACTGGGATACCTGCGGGACGATTCGCGTCGTGGATCTGACGGTCTACTCCGCGGGCAAAAAGCAGATGATTCTGGTCGATGCAAATGGCGTCAAGTTCGCGGGTCAGAACTTTCAGCCTAGCATCGTCCAGGGCGTCAATACGTTCTGTGAAGTGCATCCCAGAATGACAGCCGACGACGCGCACGCTTACGCGCTGCAGCTGGGCGCCCGCGTCGTGGCGTGGGAACGTGAGCGGATGGAAGAGTGCATCACGCGCGAAGTCGCCAGATACGGCGCTGCGCAGATGCAAGGCTATGTGATCGCAGTGCGTAAGAGCATCGACAAGTTACACGAACCGCGCTTCGTGCGCGAATAGGAGACACACATGGCTGACGTCAATCCCGAATTCGCCGCCGTTTTGCAGCAGATGCTGGACGATTGGAACGCGTCGAACGAAGCGCTACGCGCGAAGCTGTCACATATGGCCAGTGAGCTGGCACGCGTCGCTGACATCAATCTGCAGATCGCGCACAAGTCGCGTGAGCTGGGGCACCGTCAGCACGCGGACCTTCATTTGCTGGCAGGTTTGCCGAAGCGTCACAATCAGGACGCGATCAATCGGTTGTCCAGCGCGTTGCTAGAGTTGACAGCTGAACGCGACAACGTTTTGAGACATCTGGAGGCGCTGTAATGCGTGCGTTTATAGCTCCTCCTGATGCGTCGCGTTGTCACGTGCAGCGACAGCCACTCAGCGACAAGAGTACCGCACGCTGCATGAAATATATCGATCAACCGCATTGCATTGTGTGTAAGCAGCATCGCAAGATGTTCAGAGACGGCAAGACGCTGATTTCTCACGTAACTGGGCAGAAGATCGAATCAATCATTGAATACCAGAAATGAGCTACCGCTATCAGACCCGGGGCATGGTTAAAGATGATGCAGTTGAGTCCCGATATCTGTATAACGGGTCCCCGCGTCACGGCGTCGTCGTCCGTGTCTCTATCGATACCCCTGAGGTACCCCGTTCGCGCGCTGTCTACGTGCGTTGGGCTGATGGCGCGGAACAGCTGGTCTTAACGTCTGATTTACGGAGGTTGAAATGATGGAAAAACGTTTTTCGTTTGACGCTGAAGTGCTCGTACCGGTCAAAGTCATCGTTGACGCCAACACGTTACAAGAAGCGGAACAACGACTGCGTGAAGGCGCCTGGCATGGCGTGCATGGCGCCGATTGGGATCATTCTGTGCTGCGCAAGTTCGAAGGCGTCACCGAAATTACCGTCAGAGGCAGCGACCCACGCGACTAAAGGAGACACATCATGGAAGTGCTTGCGACGAAGAAAGAGATTCTTACCGGCATCGTCATCAGCTTGAACGTCGAAGACATCGCGCACATGGAAACGATGCTGAATGATTATCAGCGTCTCATGCGCGAACACCGCAACATCAACGGCGGGATCTACTGGCCATGGGTCGAACAGCTGGAACGTAGAATCAGCGACATCAAGCGCGGCATGCTGATGGGCACCACGATTGTGTTTGCGTTGTTGCTCTGCGTCGCGTCGTCTGTCAGCGCACAAAGTCTCACACTGACGAACGCCGATCTGGGCAAACGTCACGCTGTCGCTGTGCCAGTCACGCCAGAAATTCTTGCCGCGATGCACGAGCGCGAATACCACGCGCCGCCCAAGCCGCAACCTCCGAGCGTGCGCACGTCCACCAGTAAGCCTGGCGCGTTATCGTGGCTCGAATTCCCGCCAGAGCGACCAGCGCGACGTCTAGACGGTACGCTGCTGTCAGATCCAATCACTATCTACGGCGACACACGGCGACGACGATGACGGTCGAAGAGCAAAAACGAAGACATGAAAATCGCGTGCTGACTGCGAATGCATTAGCGCATGTCATCAACACAACGAAATCCATGGCAACAGGTGATCCTGAATTGTCGATCATTTATGACGCGCACGCGTTATTGATGCACCTGGTATTACGCCTCAACGAACTTGAGCACGCGGCGATGTCGCTAGCGGTTGGTGTCGAAGAGCTGAAAGACGAATGGCCGACGCTGGAGTTACCGTCAGAGGGACGACACAACGAGTTGATTGGCTTCTTGTTTGCGACACTGCCGCTCACACAGAAGGCGCTACGATGAATTGGCAGAAGTTTGATCGCTGCTGGTTCTGGACGCGTATACGTAATAGCCGACGTTCATATAAACAATATGCGACGGTGATCGAAGTGAGCGAAGATAAACATAGCGCACGTGTTCGTACCGATGCAGCGCGCACTATCTTACGCCCAACAGCGCGATTGAATAAACCGGAGCCTCGATAAAATGCCCAACAAAGAAGAACGCCGTTTAGAGCACTGGTTAGAAATCATGTGGGACAATGATACGCACGGTGATCACGCGCTGCGCACAATGGAGCGCGCACTGTCGTTGTTTCCACATGTATTGATCCGACGCTGTAAAACGTTCAGACACTGGGATCCGCGTCTTGAAAAAGATGTCAAGACGCTGTCGGTACTCTTCACGTATCTGGAGACATAATGCCGCGAAAGATTACGCTGATGACCATCGCGTGCGCTGAAGCACTGAAAGAACTGCGCCGCGTCCCTAGCGGCGAGTTCTACGCACGTGTGATGCCGCACATGTCGATACACGAATACAACATCATTATTGAGTCGTTGAAGCGCGCGAAAATGGTGTCAGAGTCTAACCACGTGCTGACGTGGCTGGGGCCGACGACGTCGAAATCGTAGTTGCACAACATTGCACGGTATCGTGTTTCGCATGTTGACAGATGTAAAGCATCTTGCTAGAGTCTTGGCATGCTGAATATGAAGGAAGAACGCAAGTTTACGGCCGTCTGCGAGCGTCGCAGCTTCGTGTTGATTGATACGAAGCGCAACACGCCCAACCGCTTCAGCCCAACGCATGAAGACGACGTGCTGACGTTCGAGCGCGTCAGCGCTGATGGACGCGCGCATCGCGTGCGCGTGACGCTTGACGCGTCAAGCAAGTCGTGGATTCTGTTCTATGTGCAGACCAATCAACTTGTCGCGCCCTGCCACGGCGACAACGCCAAGCAGCTGGATCGCACGCTTGCTGGGGAGTCATTCTAATGCCACCACTGACCATCGACTATCGTGGGACACAAGTGCTTGCACGTCGCGACGAATGTGGCAACGTGTCTACGGCGCTCTTCAGCGACAGCCAGACAGCGTCACGACGTGCGCAGAAGCTGCGCGACGCTGGTTACAGCGCACGCGTGCAGCGCGCGTACCTTGCGCGTCTGTATTACATTGCACTTTCGTAATTGCACAGCCTTGCACGGCAAGATGTTTTTCATGTTGACACACGTCTGACACGTTGCTAGAGTATTCACATGATCAAAACGAACTTCTTGACGAACTTGACGCTTGACCAGCTTGAAGAGCGCGCGTATCTGAACATGCAGCGCGGCATTCGTGTGTCGCCTGAACTGCGCGCAGAGATTGACGCGCGCAAAAAGTCATCACTGACGCGCGCTGACGCGGCTAGGATGTTGTCGCTGCGCGTGCGGGCGCTTGTTGAAGATGGTAATTCCCCTGTTGAAGCGCTGCGCATGGTCTGCGGCGCCGCTGTCGTCGATTCAATGATCGACACGCTTTACAACGAACTGCGCGCCAAGCGCTAAGGAGCTGTCACATGCGAAACAAAATCGAGTTCACTACGCGTCAGTTCGAGTCCGCGCACTGCAAGCGACCCAGCGGACGTGGCAGCTGGGCGTTCTGCCCGTCGCAATATGCAGATCGCGACGACTATTTGACGTTCGTTTTCTGGTTCAACGGTCTGTATAGCGACGCCAAGCGCGCAGCAGCTGAGCACTTCGCAGCGCACCGCGGCGCGTCGTTGATTGTGGTGCTGTCATGACGTCAGCTCCAGCGCTGCCGATTCATCCTGACGACGTGCTATTCTTCAACGAAGTCAAAGCCGTGATGTTCAAGATCGCGAAGCGGTATCAGCTACCGCTTCGCGACGTCGTTGCCGCGACGATGCCAGAATCTGGGCTGATTGACTACATGGGACGCTGCCACTGGGATGGACATATCGAACTGGTGCTCCGCTGCAGCGTTGATGGGACGTTCTGCGACGCGCCGTTATCGCCCGCTGAAGTGTGGAACACGGCGGCGCACGAACTGGCGCACTTGTTGCACATGAACCACGGTCCGCAGTTTCACGAGTTCTATGCTGAACTCGTGCGCGCGTTCGACAATGTTCAAGAAGACCACCGTGAGCGCGTGCTCCGCAAGCTGGTGAAGCTGCAGCAGTCACGCGACGGCGAAGCGAAGCTGGGCAACATGGAAGCCGCTGAAGCGTTCGCGGCAGCAATCAATCGCATGCTGGTCGAAAACGAGTTGCACCCGTCAGATATCGATTACGCGCGCACCGCTGACGACGATCCAGTTATTGAACTGCTGGTGGACTTGTCGAAATATGCGATTGACAAGAAGCGCCAGCGCGTCGCGTGGCAAGAAGCGCTGGCGCGTATCGTGTCGCGCTCGCATCTGTGCTCGTGGATGCTGTCGAAGGGGTCTAATCGTATCTGGTTCGTCGGAACGCGCTCGCATGCGACCGTTGCTGAATACGTATACGGAACGCTCGTGCCCATCGCAAATGCGATGTCGATCAAAGAGAAATACAAGTATGGTCACGAATGCTACGCCCGCGATGGTCATTGGAAGGGCGTCAACGGTTTTCGCGAAGCGTGGCTGGACGCGTTCGTGAAGCGCATTGCAGAACGCTTTGACGAAGCGCGTGCTGCTGCTGTCGCGGCGGCTGTCGTCGATTTGCCAGCGGGCAGTGAGTCTCAAGCGCTGATGCGTCTTGACGGTGCGCTGGTGAAAGTGCAACGCTACATTGACAACAAGTTCAAAGCGAAACGCGGCAGCGCTAGCGCGTTGCGTTCTGGTCGCAGCACAAACGAAGAGGGCAGTAGACGTGGACGCGCTGCAGCTGACAGTATGACGATTGGTCGCAAGGGTGTGACGGGCGCCGTTGCGCGTAAACTTCTCAACAACTAAGGAGCGAACATGACGAAGCCGAAACCAGAGACGGTGCAGAAAGCCAGCGATGGCTGGGCATTCATGCATCCGACGACGAACGAATGGACGGGACAATTCAAGACACGTCACGAAGCACGCGCCGCCCGCGCTGCTGTCACGAAGGGATCCGGCACCAAAAAGAAAGTGGTTGACACTGCTTCAGAGACTCGTTTAGACTCGCGTTCACATGAAACGACGTCGATTGAATCGACGTCAACGATTAACCCAGCGTCCGAAAACAAGGAACCCATCATGCATGTCACGTTCACCAAGAGCACAAAGAATCGCAAGTCCACCAGCGTCGTCTACAACGCGTCCAACGGTCTGCGCGGCAGCGCGCGATTCGCCAAGACGTTCTTCAAGGACGGCATTGCACCCGAAACGCTCGTGATCGACGGCGCGTCCTTCGCAGAGCCGAAGGCGAAGCTGACGGCGGAAGAGCGCAAGACAGCGCGCAAGAACGCGCCGAAGTTGTCGGCTGCGCAGAAGCTGGCGAAGCTCAACGAGCGCGCCGCGAAGCTGCAGGCGAAGATCAACGCCGAGAACGCTGCCGCTCCGCAGAGCATGTAATAGCGCAGCATCGACGCACAACACTGACGCCGGCACGTTCGACAAGACGTGCCGGCGTTCTCTTTTGGGGACGCCCATGACATTGCCAGCACCAGTGGTCGAAGAGCGTGATTCCTTCCTCGTCGTTCGCGATGATTTGCTTCCTGGTGGAACAAAACGTCGTGCCATCCCAGTCTTTTTTGATCATCACGACGAATACGTCTATGCCTCGCCAGTGCAAGGTGCGGCGCAACTCGCGCTAGCCTACACCGCGCGTGAGCACAGCAAGAAGGCAACGATCTTCTGCGCAGCACGCAAGACACTGCATATCAATACGCTGTGTGCGATTGAACTTGGTGCGCACGTGCAGCACGTGCCCATGGGATTTTTGTCGAACATCACAGCGAAGGCGCGTGACTACTGCCTACAGACAGGCGCGAAGCTGCTGCCGTTCGGTCTGGACGATCCCACCTTCGTCGAAGCACTAGCCGACGTCGCCGCCTCGCTTGATGTCAAACCGCGCGAAGTCTGGAGCGTCGCGTCTAGTGGTGTGTTGACTCGTGCGCTGCAGCTAGCATGGCCTGATGCCTATTTCGTAGGCGTGCAAGTCGGACACGAACCCACGCCAGAGCAACGTGGACGCGCACAGATCGTGATCGCGCCTGAGAAGTATGAACGCGACGCCGTCTATCCGCCTCCGTTTCCCAGTTGCAGAAATTACGACGCGAAAGTCTGGCGACTGATGAAAGCGTATGCGAAGCCAGGCGCACTCTTCTGGAACGTATCAGCATAAAAGGATCACATGGCAAAGAAGATTCGCAAGCCGCGCAAGAAGCGACGCACGCAGCGTGACATCCTTGAAGCGATTGAACATCAAATCCGGAACATCGCGATTCGTCTTGACGTCGTCGAAGGCAACAGCGCGAAAGTCGCGTCACACTTCAAGTAATGCCGCAGTGTCCGTTGTGCGGAGATAACGTTGAAAACGTTTATAAGCATCTACGGAAGTCGCTGGCGAAGAAAAATTCAAAAGCACCGTTGATGTGGAAGTCAACACGCGGTGTTGATGCAGGTACATGGCATCTAATCTTGCCTGAATCAGATACAACGACAAGGGACAAAGACAATGCATGAACGACTATACGAAATGGCAGACGCGCTTGACGCGGCAAGGACCACCATGTCAAACATGGTTGACATCGAAGTAACCGAAAGCGCGCACGTGCAAGCAGCGTTAGCCCAGCGATGGTCTGGCAATGTTTTGATTGCACCGCCTCAATCGATGATGCAGTTATGCATTGAAAAATTCATGATCGACATTGAGACGCCGGCAGATCTCCCGAAGGTACAGTCAGCGTCGTTTGCGTTGGTTCGTCCAGGAGAACTGCAACAGTTGATCATCTTCACAGAATGCCGAAGCCTGTCGAATCACTACATGTTCCCATTTTTGTCGAGTCACGCCACCGCGCTATGTTTCTTGACAGGACGGCGAAAGCCAAAAATAGTATCGCATCATCGTAAGGCGCACGATGTTGCATCAGGATACCTTGTCGCTTACAAAGGCAGCAATCTGCGCGGATTTCTATTTCACTTCAGAAAACTTGGCAATACGTTCATGAACGTCGGCGCGCTGTAAAACAATGTCGATTGAACTCAACGAAGGTGAAAATCTATTCGGCGACGCCGTTGCAGAGAAACCGGACATTGATCGTGACACGCTAGCACGCGCGCTCTATGCGCAGTTGCGCGACGTCACGTTAGAAGAGTTCGTTGCGATGTTCACGAACGGCTTTGAAGCCGTCGTGGACTATGCGAATCTCTGCGCTGGCGAAAAGACGGGTCAGCGTATCAGCCTCACATTCAATCCCCATCGACTAGACACCGGTACGAAACGGTTCCCCATCAGCTTGTTTCGCGCGTTACACGACGAAAGCTTCGTCAAAGGGCTGGCACGTGTCGTGCTACTAAACAAGAAAAAAGGCGCGACGAAAGATCTGTTGTATGCGTCTATCGGCATGGGCGTGCAAGGCACTAGCTACGTGCAAGAATTCCCGCCACATGTCGCACGTGATCTTGCCATCGCCTACGGCATGTCGAAGCGCTGCAACATTCTAGATCCATGCGCGGGCTGGGGCGGACGCATGCTCGGATTCTCCGCTGTCGTCAACGCGTATACGTGCTGTGAGCCGAGCGCACGCACTGCCGCCGGGCTTCGGCGCATTCTACGATTCATTCAATCGTTTCGCGCGGATTTTCATGCGCGCATCAATGAAACGCCATTTGAAGACATCGAACTAGAGGCAGCGTCGTTTGACTTTGCCATGACGTCGCCGCCGTATTACGACACAGAGCATTACGCGCCGAACGAAGCGATCAACAGCATGAATCGGTACGCGTCGTTCTCTGAATGGTGCAATGGATTTTACGCACCGCTGATTCATCGAACGATGCGCGCGTTAAAACCCGGTGCCTGCTTCGTGCTCAACATCGGGAGTCGAATCTATCCGCTCAACGAAAAGCTGATAGAGATCAGCGCTGGCAAATATGAAGTCAGCAAAGAAAAAGATCGACTGTCGTCGTCGAATGGTTTAGGCAAGACGGGTGAAGGTGAAACATTCTACGAAGTGAAAAACCCCGGCAGCTGGATCGAACCTGACGCGCTGCCCATCGTCGTTGAAGTCGATGTCCATGCGGGTCTGCACGTGAGCGCGACAGCGTTTGCCGACGTGATGGCGCCACTTGCACAGTCTGACACTCCCGCGTTGGACGTCGCTGACTCGTCGAGCGCTCAGAAGCTAGAAAGCCCTGACACAACCAACGCAGCTGAAGACTTTAACCCGCTCGACGCGTTCTTGACTGCGCTGGGGCCTGAACCGCTTACAGCGAATCCTAGACAGTCTGAAGACGCTGACACAGTGTCTCAAAAAGAGAACAGTCTAGCAGCGGCGGCAGCGGTCGTCGTCGCAGCCGTGCAAGCGACGCCGGCGATCACAGCGCATCAAGTGGAGCTGTTGATGCTGACGAAAGGTCACCAGATCTTCGCGCGTCACGGCAAGCTTGTGGTGACCAACGCGTCAACGTTGAGTGACGACGAGCGCGCACTAATCAAATCGGTGCGCGATGAACTGCTAGTCATCGCGCCGACGTTCCCAGAAGAACAACAAGCAAAGACGCAATCCATCATTCAATTCTTAGGCGAAGCACCTGTGAGCGATGTGCCGAAAGATTGGCGCGTCGAGGCGCCGCCGTCACTTGATGGGATTCACGATATCGAACTTGATTTTGAAACAGACGGCGTCGATTACTACAATCGTGATATTGCGATTGGGTGGGCCCTGCGACTGCCAAACGGGCGCAAGAAGTATTATCCGATACGCCATCGCAACTGCAGTGACCAGATCGATCCCGCTGTGGCGCTGCGTTGGTTTCAGACAGAGCTGAAGGGGAAGCGCATCACCAACGCGCGCACCGGATTTGAAGTGCATGTGGCGTATGCGATGGGCGCCGATCTTGTCGAACAAGGCTGCACGTTTAGCGACGTGATGCATTACGCAGCGCTGCTTGACGATCATCGAAAACGATTCGCGCTCAACGAACTAGCGAAAGACTTTCTTGGGCGCGAAAAAGAAGGCATGGATTTAGACCCCACGCGCATGGCCGATTATGAGCCATGGATGGTGGCGAAGCGTGCAGAAGGTGACGTTGAAACCGTCGCACAACTGAAAGACGTTATGTGGCCCATGCTTGATGCGCAAGGGCTGCAGAACGTGCGCGCACTAGAAGATCAGATCATTCCCGTTGTCTGTGAGATGGAACGCAACGGCGCACCGCTAAACGTTGAATTGCTACAGCAATGGGCACGCGAAAGCGAAGAGCATTACCACAAGTTGATTCGCGAAGTCGCGAACGAAGCAGGCTTCAATTTCGACGATACCGACGCGTCATGGATTCGCCTCTTCGAACGATACAAGATCCCCTTAGTCTACGGCAAAGTCAAAGGTACGAATGAGCGCAGCGACAAGCCCACGTTTAAGGATGCGGTGCTTGAACGTGTCGATCATCCTGTCATCAAGAAGGCGCGATTTGCCGCGCAGCTCGACTCACTACGCAGCAAGATTTATAAACCGTATCTAGAGAACGTAGACAAGAACGGTATTCTCCGCGTCGAATACAATCAGCTGCGCCTTGACGACGAGCACGGACAACGCGGTACGGTCAGTGGACGTTTCTCTGCTGCGTATGTGCAGCAAGTGCCCAACCACGATAATCACTTTGCGGTCTTCGGTGACTTATATAACCCGCGGGCGCTTTACACACCCGGCTCGGGATTATTCTTCGCGGGCGACGCATCGCAGATTGAATATCGTATCTTCGCAAGTCATGCGAAGAATCCCCGAGTGCTGCAAGCGTACCGTGACGATCCGCGCGTCAGTTTTCATAAACTGATGTGGCCCAAGATTACGCGGTATCGTCCTGACTTCAGCTATACAAACATGAAGTCCTTTAACTTCATGCGCATGTATGGCGGTGGCACGGTCAAGACTGCTGTCATGATGGGGATGATCACCGAAGAACAAGGTGACGACATTACGGCACGCAAAGCGCAGAAGACATCGCCGTTGCTAGAGCAAGCGCGCGAGATTGAATCGATCTACGACAAAGAAATGCCTGAAGTGAAACCGCTGACACGTAAAGCGATGCATCTTGCCATGTCGAAGTGCAATGATTATTGCAACAAGAACGACGACATGCATAGAGAGTTCAAGCATCGTGGCTATGTGAAGACGGTGCTGGGTCGTCGCTCACGCTTCCCCACGGATTACAAGATTCATAAAGCGCTGAACGCGATCATTCAAGGTAGCGCCGCTGACATCATGAAAACAAAACTCGTCGAGCTGTTCAAGCAACGCAGAGCACTGGGCTTTACGATGCGTATGACGGTACACGACGAAGTCACGGGTGATGTTCCCGACGTCGCTGCTGCCAAGAAGATTGAAGATCTTCTGAACGTGCAATCCATCGAAACAACGGTGCCGATTCTGTGGGCCGCTGGTACAGGAAAAAATTGGGCTGACGCGAAATAATCGCTTGACTTAGCGTAAAGCCTCAATTATTCTGCGTCGAGTTCCCAAATGAGTCGTCCGACGTGCTGCTGGTTGTTGTCAGCCCCGTGTGTCTTTCCCGCGACCTACTGCGGCGCCAAGACAAGTTACGTGATCGTGCGTGACGACGACGATAACAAAGTTCGCAAATATCATCATCTCTGCGACGTTCATTTAGCAGAAGCGGCGAAGCTTCCATCGGATGACGATGACACGACTACGAATTGAGAAGCGCGAAAACGAATTGAAAGACGCGTATTGGAAACGCTTTGAACAGATGTATCCGCCGTCTGTGTATTTCGCGATGCAGCATCAAGACGTGCGCAAGTCAGGCTATCCGGATAGCAGCTTGCATGGGCTGGGACGTTCTAGCCATTGGGAATTCAAACACGCTACGCCGAACTTTTCATCGCCGGGGATTCAAGAGATCACGTGTGGACGTCTTGCGCGTCACAGCTTCTCTTGCCTCTATGTTCTGTTTGTCGAAGTTGGCAACGTTCTTCAAACACGCATCGTGCATCCACGCGACATCTTTGGGCAAGACGGCAATCTAGCGCGCGTGCAGTTTGCCGACTCGTGGGCCGGACACGACTTCGACCGGCTGGCGAAGTTCATGGACACCCTTCATAGACCGGGACAATAAGTGAACATCACCGTAAACACGGCGCTGTTGGCAAAGAAATTGCGCCTCGTTGAAAAGATCGTGCAGCAGAAATCAATTCTGCCAATCATGGCAAATGTATTGCTGCGTGCAGAGATGGGGGAACTAAAGCTATCAACGACGAATCTAGAAATCAGTTTGACGTGCGCGTGCGCCGCGACGATCAATACACCAGGCGTCATCACAGCGCCAGTCAAACCACTGCTGGATCTGTTAGGTCAAATCACTGAAGAGCATACGCACTTGATGCTAGAAAAGGAAAAGGTCAGAATTGCGTCTGGCGCTTTCAAGATGCGTATCGCCACGTTGCCAGCTGATGACTTCCCACAGCTGCCGACGATGCCAGACGGCGCGATCTTGCTCCCTGGTGATATGTTTAAGACGATGATCAAACGCGTGCGCTATGCCATTAGCGACAGCGATAAACGATACTTCATCAGTGGTGCGTTGCTATCACTCACAGACAACGCTATCGCGCTAGTGACGACCGACGGTAAACGTTTATCGTTGACTGCGATGAAACGCACAACGCCTGGCCCGTCGTTAGAGATTGTGATCCCCACGAAGACGCTTGACGTGTTGGGTAGTGATGAAGGGCACGACGACATTCTATTCACCAAAGACCTTCGGCAGATGTTCTTCGTGTCAGAAGACACGATGCTAACATCACGCACACTGGAAGGCACCTTTCCAAATTACAAGCGCATCGTGCCGACAGAGAACAAGCACGTTGCCAAGATCCCACGCACGACCTTGCTAGCCGCGCTGCGACGCGTCGCGCTGGCATCTGGTGATAGCCGGGCGCTCACGTTCACCCTGGCGGAAGGCTTGTTGTCGTTGTCGTCGGCGAACGCACAATTAGGCGATGCGCTGGAACATCTGAACATCGAATACACCGGGCCGGCGCTCAAACTGGCCTTTGAATGGAACTTTGTCGAAGACTTTCTGAGCGCTGCTGCCAGTGCCGTCGTGCGACTGTCGTTGAAAGATGCGACGACAGCCACGTTGTGGACTGACGGCGACACAGGCGAATTCATGAACGTCATTATGCAAATGCGAACATGAGCGTAGAATTTTTACTATCGCTCCGTACCTTTTCGTTGATGACACCTGAAGAACAATTGTGCGTGCTATCGCTGTATAAGTTGGAACCGCGTCGGCACGCTGTCGAAGAAAGCTTCGTTAACGTGGTCCTTCGTGTGATTCGCAATAGATAGGGACTGCTAATGATCGACACAAGCAAAGAAGCATATCGACAGTATCGTGAGCGCGCACAAGAACTCTACAACACGTATAGCGTTGTGCATGGCGACGGACACGGCACGAACGAAATACTCCATGAAGTCAAAGTGCCGCACCACGCGAACGTTCAGATCTGCGACGGCGGCGCCTTTGTCGAAGCTGTCGTGTGGGTGCCGAAATCGAAGTTTCATCGACCACAACCAATCAATGGGTTCGCGTGGTTCCGCTACACGTGTTTATCTGCATTCGTCACCATTCACGAAATCGCAGACATCGATCCAGGCAATGTGATGCTACTGAGGATGGGCACGGACGATGAACTCTGAACGTTTCCGCGTGCTGTGCGCCGATCCGCCGTGGCCCTTCGACGATCAGCTAGACGACTTCTCACGTGGTGCAGCTGCGCACTACGGCATTTTGAGCGTGGACGACATCAAACGTTTTCCCCTCCCACCGATGTATGAATACAGCACAGTGTTTTTGTGGCGCGTTGCAGCGATGCAACGGGAAGCGCTTGACGTGCTCGACGCATGGGATTACGAAGTCAAAGCGGAAATCGTGTGGAAGAAACTGACGAAGCACGGCAAGCGCCATATGGGCATGGGGCGCACGGTACGCAATGAACATGAAGTGTGCTTGATCGCACAGAGCGGCAAACCGCAAACGCTTGACAAGTCGATACGCTCTATCTTTGAAGCGCCTGTCGGTCGACATTCAGAAAAGCCAGAAGCGTTTTACAAACTCGTCGAACGACTGCGCGAGGGTCCGTATTGTGAATTGTTCGCACGTCGCAGACGCGATGGGTGGACGTCGTTTGGTAATCAGCTTCCAGGAGTTACACCATGAGAACGTCTGTCAAGCAATTGATCGAAGAACTACAAGCCGTTATTGACAAAGATTCTGAAGTGAACGTGCAGACCGGCAACGAAGTCAGCTTGTATAACCACGTCGCACGCGTGGACAAGTTCCCCAAGAAAGTCGTCATCGTCGTTGCCCGCGGCGCGTAGCTCATGAAGAATCCGCTGCAAGCATTGCGTCGAGGCTTGACGCGCGATCAACAGATCGCGTTGTGCTATCGCGCAGGCAATACCATCACTGAAATTGCTGACGCATTTCAGATGACCAAGCAGCGCGTGCATCAAATTTTGAAAGCTGCTGGCATTTCGAAAGACGATAACCCGAAGACACGGAATCAACAGCTCTACGCGTTCATTGGTGCGAACGTTCCGGTAGACGTCAAAGAAGCGATTGAAAAAGCTGCGCGACGTCAGCATAAATCACTGTCAGCGTATCTGCTACGTCTGATCAAAGACGACTTATCTATCGACATGGGAGACCAGAAATGATCGCACGCGTCTACATTGCCGCGCCATATCAGCTGAAAGAACAAGCAGACGAAGTCCGCGCGCTGCTGAATATGTCGAGTCCCAGTATCTTCGTCACGTCACGCTGGATCGACGGCCCATTCAAAATCACCAACGAAGAGGCTGGTGATATGGATCTGGCAGACGTGCGCAGCGCTGAAGCGCTCGTGCTGATCAATCCCAAGAAGTGGGCCAACAGCGGCACCGGCGGACGTCACACAGAAGTCGGCTACGCGCTCTGTCTTGGCTTGCCGATTTTCGTGCTGGGTGAGCCGACCAACCTCTTTCACGCACAGCAACTGGTGCGCGTCGTCGATACGACAAACGAATTAGTAGCCGTGCTGCAGAGCAATCTACCGACAGCGCGCAAGAACCAGATGACCTACGGCGAAATGCTTGACGCCCTGATCGGGTATACGCATGCCGCCAACAAGAAGTGGTGGGTAGATATTGAAACAGGTCAGCCCATTACGCGCAACTTCGGTGAACTGCTGATGCTCGTGACGTCAGAGCTGGCAGAGGCGCTTGAAGGTGATCGCAAAGACTTGATGGACGACAAGCTCCCGCAGTTCAGAATGAAGACCGTCGAAATCGCCGACGCGTTGATCCGGCTGTTCGACATCGCGGGCGGACTGGCGCTTGATGTTCCAGACGCGTTCGAAAAGAAAATGGAATACAACAGCGTGCGTGTCGACCATTCACACGCGCATCGACTCTCAGAACACGGCAAGAAATACTAATGTCGCGCATCAATCACCCACAACATTACGGCGGCGATACGCAGTATGAAGCGATCAAAGTCATCGAAGCGTGGGAAGCCGGGTTCTGCCTTGGTAATACGCTCAAATACATTGCACGCGCAGGACTCAAGAAAGGCGCCACCGACGTCGAAGACCTCGAAAAAGCCCGCTGGTACCTCGACAGGGAGATCCAACGGCGTATTTTTCGGCTTCGACGTCAGCGACATGTTCAGTCACGTAATCGACGACATCGCCGACGAACTGTTACGCGACGCAAAAGCACGCGTACCGATTAACAGCTACGTCACGAGAGATCAAGCACAAGATTATTTCGATAGCTTGCAGGTTCCCGAGCTGCCGATTGTGATGCGTAAACGTGCCGATGGGGTGTGGGTGGCGGTTCGTAAACGAAGGGATTAACATGCCACGTAAGCTGAGAGACTTGCATCCGTGCGACAGTTGCAACGGGCCAGTGAATGGTGGAATCTTCTACGTCGTGCGTTACGCCGTCGCTGTCATCAATCGACAAGCCGTAGACGAATATCTGGGCATGCGTCGATTCTTCGGCGGCAATGCGTCTGATGCGCTGGTTGAAAACTTCGCGCCTGCGATGGCACGGGGATTTACTATCGCGATGGATGAACCTGAGTTCAAAGAACTCGTTACCGAACTCTTCATCTGTCACAAGTGCTACATGGACAAGCCGCTGGATCTTCCGCTGCTGTCTGAACGTGTCAACGAGCGCAAGAAGAAAGCAGAGGAAGAGAATGCAGACGCAACTTCTTGACAGTCCGCACTGTTCGATCAAGCTGATCGAAACCTGGGGCCGTGACGAACGCATCATCGAAGCGGCGCGCATGTCCACCGATAAAGGATTCTTAGGCTGGAATCCTGAAAGCTTGTATCGTTGTGCGACGTGCGGTTATACGATGACGGTGCCGCACAACGATCCTGCGATACGCATTCAACACGAAGTACCGATGCCGATAGATGTCGTAATGCCTCCCGCTGGCGCGCCGATCATGCCTTCTCCTCGCGTGATCCATAACATGACATATGTGAGTGGACACAACGGCGATGCCAAGTTGTTGGGCTATCTCTATGGTCACAAGCATTTCACGCCATTCGAAATGGCGGGCTGCATCTTCGAAGTGCAAGCGCCGATCTTTGTGTTCAGAGAATGGCATCGGCATCGCACGCAGTCTTACAACGAGTTGAGCGCACGCTACACCGAACTGCCGGACATGTTCTACATCCCGTCGATTGCGCGGATCATGCAGTCACGGCAAGACGCGATCAACAAGCAAGCCAGCGGCGGACAAGCGTTCACAGAACTGGAAGCACGTCACAGACAAGATGAAATCGCCAGAGCTTACAAAGCGTCGCGTATGGCGTATGTCGATTTGATGTCGATGGGTGTAGCGCGCGAGGTCGCCCGCGTCGTGGTCCCTGTTGGGCAGATCTCCCGCATGCGCGCCAGCGCGAATCTTCGCAACTGGTTGCAATTTCTTGAGCTGCGTATGAACCCGGCAGCGCAGTGGGAGATTCGTCAATACGCCAACGCGGTACACGACTTGTTGCAGTTTCATTTTCCACGCACGCTGCAACTCTTCGATCATGCTGCTTGATTGGTCGCCCTCGCGTTACACACCGTTCGCCCATCAGCTTGAGGATACCCAAGCGGTGGTCGATCATCCATTCTTCTTTATCGCGTCTGAAATGCGGACCGGTAAAACAAAGATCGTGATCGACGCCGCACAGTTTCTATTCTTCGCTGGTGTGATTGATCGCGTCATTGTTATCTGCCCAGAGCCGGTGCGCGGTGTATGGGTCGGCGCAGATTCCACTACGCTTGGAGGCGAGCTGCACGAACATTTGTGGCTGAAGACGCCAACACTGGTGACTGAGTTTCATTCGAAGATCAATCAATGGCGCGTCGGCCCAGCGGGTCCCGAGTTGCGTTTTATCGTCAGCAATTACGAATTCATCAGACCTTACAAGCGCAAAGACGAAGCTAAGAAGAATGACAAGGCGCTGCAGAAGCTGCTGAAGTATTGCACGCCTAAAACGCTGTTCGTGCTTGATGAATCTGGCGCAGTCACCAGCCACAACTCGGAGCAATTTGAATCGTGCTTTGCGATGCGTCAGAAATGCGGACGTGTTGTGCTGATGAACGGTACGCCGATGGACACACCCATCCATCTGTTCGCGCAAGGGCGTATGATGCACGACTCAATCATCGGGACAAAATTCATCACACACTTCAAACGACGATACGCAAAAGAAGAGCCTGTGATCAGCGCGCGAACAGGTAAGCAAGTCATGACGCCTTACAATAAAGGCGTGACGAAGATCGTGGGATGGAAAAATTTAGAAGATCTGCAAGCACGCTTCAAGCCTTTTACGGTGCGACGTCTGCAAGCGGATTGCCCAGACATGCCAACGAAGCTGCCAGCTGTGACACTGAAAGCCACGATGTCTACAGAATGGCCGTTCTATGTGTCGATGCGCGATGATATGTTGGTCATGCTTGAAGGCAGCAACGCGAGCATATCGCAGCAAGCTATCGTGAAGTTCATGCGCCTCACGCAAATTACCGGAGGATTTCTAGGAGGCATTCAAGATTCAGGACTTGATCCGCCGTGCGTGACGTGTGGAGGCAGCGGCTACATTAAGCAAGACATGTGCGCAGACTGCGAAGGCAGCGGCATCGGCGCTGCACAGCCGTTGTTATCAAGTGTGCGTGAAGTCGGACGTTCCAAGCTCGACGTGTTGTTATGGCTGTTGACTGATTTGCTGACAAAAGATCCCCACATCAAGATCGTGATCTGGGCACGCTTCGTCCACGAGACGCAGCGCATTCTTCGTGAAGTCGCTAAGAAGTTTCCCGATGGCGTGCTTGTGGTGGGTTTGTTTGGCGGACAACCAAAGCACGAACGCGACTTTACAAAAGCAATGCTCCACCCACTGACAGCGCCGAAAGATATGGGTGTTGTCAGCGTCGGCACGATTGGCACAGGATCGTTTGGTCTAGACTTCAGTGCAGCGCGCGTCAGTATCAACTATTCCTACGATCACAGCTTGCGCAAGTTCTTGCAGAGCGGCGACAGGGTATACGGACCGCGTCAAGTCGCACCGATTGAATATTTCGATATCGTCGCTGTCGGTCCCAAGGGTCAAAAGACGTATGATAGTGTCATCGTGCAAGCACGTCGCGACAAGCAAGACCTAGCGACGTGGACGACTGACGCATGGGTCAAAGCGTTGAAAGAACCAGCAGCCAGCGACGCCTAGCGCGTTGTGCAATACCGTGCAGTTTGACATTCATGTCGTGGTTTGCAATACTCTTGATGTTCGTATTACGCAGTCAACACGGAGAACATCATGAACAACGGCAACGTGCGCAACTGGTCCAGCAAGCAGTCATCAATCTTCGATTTCTTTACGCTGCATCTTCTTGTCAACCTCGTTGTCCGCGCACGCGCCGGCACCGGCAAGACGACGACCATCGTCGAAGCAATCAAGCGTCTGCTGAAGCTGAACCCGACGCGCAAGATCATCGTTGCTGCGTTTGGCAAAGCCATCGCTGACGAACTCGTGTCCCGCTTCGTTGGTTACGACGTGGTGGTCAAGACGCTGCACGCGCTGGGCTTATCGTGTGTCAAGCGCTTCTGGCCCAGCGTCAAAGTGAGCTTTGACGGGACGCGTGCCGATGCACTGGCCGAAGCGGTCTGCGGCGCCGGCGTTCCTAACGACGTTAAGAAACTCGTGTCGAAGCTGCATACGAAGGGACGCGAGATCAACGCGCACGCGCGACAGCTTGGCGACTTGACAGATATTGCGATTCGATTCGAGTGTGAGCCTAGCGACGAATGGATCGCTGATGGCTTCAGTCTTGAGTTCGTCGAACTGAAAGCGCTTGAAGCGATGGAACTTGCTGCTAGCGTCGAGCCTGTCAAGACTGGCATTGACGGCAGCGACATGATTTTCCTTCCTGTGCGTAACGGGTGGCTGCGCCGCATGTGTGACGATATCGTGGTGGACGAAGCGCAAGACATGAACGCGACACAGCTTGAAATTGCCACGAAAGTCGCTGACCGTATCATCGTGGTGGGCGACGACAAGCAAGCGATTTACGCGTTTCGCGGTGCTGACAGCGACGCGCTGGATCGTCTGAAGCGCGAACTGAGCGCTGAGGAATTGCCGCTGAACATCACGTACCGCTGCGCAAAGTCTATCGTGCGCGAAGCACAACGACTTGTGCCAGACTTCGAAGCGGGCGAAGACAATCCTGAAGGCGAAGTGCTGTCGCTTGACGCGTCGAAGCTGACGCAGACTGCCACTGCCGGCGACTTCATTCTGTCGCGCGTGAATGCGCCGCTCGTGTCCATCGCGATGTCGTTGCTTCGTAGCGGCAAGCGCACGCGCATTGCGGGACGCGATATCGGCAAGGGCTTGATTACTCTTGTGCGTAAGATGCGCGCTCGCACCGTTCCTGAGCTGATCGCCAAGATCGAATCGTGGAAGACGCGCGAGATCATCAGACTTGATGCGAAGTTCAAGAACAACATGGATTCGCCCACCTATGTGTCACGCTTCGACGCAATTGTGGACCAAGCGGAAATGTTGTCGTCGCTGACGGACAACGCCAAGAACGTGGGCGAAGTCGAAGCGCGTATTGAAGCGCTCTTCACTGACGACGGGCTGGGGCAGGCTGGCATGATTACATGCAGCAGCGTTCACCGTTCGAAAGGTCTTGAAGCGGAGCGCGTATTCGTTCTGGCTGATACGCTGCGTGAGAACAACGACGAAGAGCGCAACATCAGTTACGTCGCCATTACTCGTGCGAAGTCCACACTGGTCTACGTCAAGAAGCCGGTGACCGGGCTGTGAAGCGTTTAGGACGGTGCGTCTGCGGCTTGCTGCTGACGCACCATTTCGATCATCGTGATACGCGTTTAAGCTGCGACGACGCGAAAGCGCTGCATCCACGCGCGACACTCGTACCATTCACGTTTAGAAAGAACTTCTTGAGACTCGTGGAGAAACCTGATGGCAAAACGAAAACCCGGTAAATATGATCATCTGCTGGCGAAATACAAGAAGCTGCCGCCTGATGATCTCAAGCAGCATGAAAAGATTCAGCATCGCAAGATCACGCTGCGCACGTGTCCACGTTGCGACGGTAGCAAGCTTGAAAACGATGTCGCTGAGAACGGTCCGTGCCACATGTGCAACGGCAGCGGCGAATGGGAGTTAACCGCGACGCGACTGGCTGAACTCTACATCATCGCACGCGCTGACGTGGAGACGTTGCTGCATATCGTCAGCGTCGCCAACGTTGAACTTGAAGCCGTTACACAGCTCTTGATCGAATCACAAGAAAATCAAGCACCAGAATGGGGCGCATTCGGTGCGTCAGATCGTGCAATGAAACTGACGAACGGTGATACGATTCGTGTTCAGCCTGAACTGTATGGCACCGCGAATAGCAAAGCAGACTTTCGGGTATGGTGCTACAACAACGGTCTGCGTGGCGATATGGAACTGCCTGAGAAGAAAACGCAAGACATCGTCAAAGCGCGGGCACTTGTCGCAGACAAAGAACCCGACGGCATCGAAATCTTCACGCGTGCGAAGATTGTGTATACACCCATGAAAACGGAGGCATCCGCGCAGCAGCCACCAGCAAGCGACGACGACTCGATTTCGTTCTAACAAGGAGTAGCAGACACATGGACGACAAGTTGCAGAAGACGGGCACGCAAGCGCTCGCGACATCCGAAGAGTTCGGAGATCTCGTCGCAGACGCCGGCACGGGACGCGAGAACATCGACGCGAACGACATTCGTCCACCGCGTATGAAGATCTGTCAGTCTGGGAGTCCCGAGCGCAAGCCTGACAATCCCAAGCAGATCAAGGGCCTGGAAGAACTGGATCTGTTCAACACGCTCAGCAGCGAGAAATACGGACGCAGCGTCAACTTCGTAGTCGTCGCGTTTCTCGGCATCACCTACGTCGAGTTCGACAAGGAACTCCAAGTCGTCGAACGCGACATCCCGGCGTCAGACCCGCGCACGAAGTTCACGCTGGCTGAAGACGGCAAAACATCGGTCAAGCCCATCGCCACGGCGTTCTACAACTTCTTGCTGTTCTTGACCGACAAGCAGGAACCGGTGTTGTTTTCGTTCAAGGGCACCGGCATCGGCGTCGCGAAGACGTTGATCAACAAGATGAACTATCGTCTTGTCATCGAAGGTCAGCTGATCATGCAGCCGCCGATCTGGGCGCGCATGTTCAACCTCAAGACTGAAATGAAAGAAGATGGCGGTTTCAGCTGGGGGATCTTCAACGTGTCGCAGCTTGAAGGCTTGACGCCGACAGCGCTGCGCAAGCAGATCAGCGGCTACGCGAAGTCGATTGCTGGCAAGAAGATCGTCATGGACGTTGACGAAGCGCCGGCAGAACCTGGTACGGCGCCTGAAGGCGGCAACAACACTGGCGGCGAAGGCGATCCGACCGACATGTAAACGTGATGGATGGGGGCCGTTTGCTCTGTAGCGGGAGCAACTTGGTAAAGCGGGCTGCTAGTCCCGTGCCTTCATTTTAGAAAGGTATGCATCATGACTGCGCGACAGATGATCGACCAGGGAAAAGAACGCGCGAAGCAAGTGAAGACGTTGACGCAAGCAAGCCCGCTGCGTTACGTCGTCAAGCTGAGAAGCGGATTTTACGCACGCGCAAATAGACATTGGACGCCAATGACAACCGACGCGCTCAAGTTTGAATTCATGACGATTGCCACTGCGCACGCGATCATGGAGCTGGGGTTGTCATCACACGAATTTGATATTGAAGTCGTGCGTGCCTAAACGTCGCGACGATTTCACACCATCGTTGTTCGATGAACCAGCCCCGGTCGAAGAGACTGTTGAAGCGGTTGTCGAAGACGATAACGACTGGGAGGAAGTGCCACAAGCACGTTTCTTGTCGTGGTCAACCGCGATGCAGCTGCATTACTGCTGGCGTCGCGATCTGACATCGGCGCTCGACGCAGACAACGACCATGACGCGACGTTCTTTCTTGAGCGCGCAGCGCACTACAAAGAAGCTCTGGACGAAGAGAACGCCGATCATGAGTAATTTTGTTCAGTTCATCAACTTCGTTTATGGACTCTGTAAACTTGCCATTTACCTATTCTGTGCGTGGCTGATCTGGAATGGATTCAAATTGCTATTACATATCGTCGTGAAAATGATCGACGCGCCATACTAGAATACAGCACGCAATCACGCGCGCTGTTACCCGACGAAGGACCATCATGAAGAGAGTCGTTACCTCAATCGCACTGGCACTCGTTGTCTTGATCGCGCCGTTGAATCTGCTGACATCGGTTGTCAAAGCAGGGTCGAACGAATACACTGTATCTGTCGTCGGCACGTCGACCAACGTTGCTGATTACAAGATCTATTCAGACGACTACCCGACCGGACATGCAGGACCTGGCGATTTCTTCTACTCACGCTCCGGCGACGCGGTACACTTCTGGGGCAAGATTGATCTGAAGCCGACAACGCCAGGCGGACTGATGATTGTTCAGCTGTCGCTGCCATTCCCGGCGACGATTTCAAATTACGCTTACGCGGTTGGACACGTTACGCAGACAGGTGGCTATCCCGCTGGTACGCTGTTTGGTTCACAGACAGGCGTCGAAGGCAACAATACATCCATGGTGATTCGTGTCCTTTCAGCGACTGAAACACCGGCAGCATTTCGCGCCTATGCTGTGACGGGAGACTACATCGCAGATCCTTTGCCGTAGCGTCGGGAGGAGGTGTCTTATGCGATAAGCACCTGTTGTCCGCGTGCGATGCGTTGCGGAGACGCGTCGCACGCGACACGAAAGAGGATTCAATGAGTGATGACATTTTAGCGACGCCACTGCAGCTACAACAAGAAGCGCGTGACGTGGTGCGACGACTGCAAGGCGCAAGCGTCGTGATCGCCGCCAACGGCGTCGCGCTCCCATGCATCGTCAGAGGCGCCCGCTTGCGTTTTGGTAGCACAGAAGACTTTCGCGTCGGCTTGTACCTTGAGCTAGCTAGTAATGGCGCACCCGTCTACGGCGACACGGAACAACAGATTGCGCTGCGACGGTTGAAAGACGCGATCACGCATCTGCGCGAAGTTGAAGCGCGCATTGATAATCGGGCCGTCGATGAAACAGAGACAGTGCGCGACGACGATTTAGACGAAGCATTCTTCGCCGTGCAAACAGCCGCTGAACTTGTCAACGCAGCGCACGAATAGTATGCCGCCACCCAACAATCAAGTCGGCGCGTTGTGGCTGTCGCACAAGAAGACATCACGCGGCGAAGACTATTACGCCGGTGTTATCAACGGTGTGAAAGTCGTGATGTTTAAGAATACAAAGAAAACAGAACCGAAGCATCCGGACTTTTTGATCTACAAACAGATTGGACAACAATCATGAGCAACCCAGCCGTCCGTGTCGTGTCGCTGCAAGCGTCAAACATTCTGCGTTTAAGCGCGGTAGAATTTTCGTGGCAAGAAGGGAAACGCGTGCTCACGCTCGGAGGGCGCAACGGCGCTGGAAAGTCGAGCGTGCTTAACGCTGTCGCGATGGCGCTTGGTGGCCTATCGTTGTGCCCAGATGAACCGCTGAAGCGTGGTGAATCACGCGGCTTCGTCGAGCTGAACTTAGGCGAGCTGTTGGTCCGTCGCGAGTTCTGGCGCGACCTGTTGACCGAGCAGCCGGAGTCCGGTCCGCCTGCGTATGGTGAAGTGAAGTCGCGTCTGCTAGTCAAGAATCCTGAGGGGGTCAAACAAGAGCCGGCGCAGCGTTTGCTGGATCGGTTGATCGGCAAGCTGACGTTTGATCCCACGGCGTTCGCGCTGGAAGAGTCCAAGAAGCAATCAGAGATCTTGCGGCAGATCGTCGGACTTGATTTCAAAGACCACGACGAGCTGCGCGCCATCGCGTATGACAGACGCACCGTCTTCAACAAACAATACAAAGAACAGCTGGTGCTGCTTGACGCGATGGCGAAATACGACGGCGTCCCAGAAACGGAAGTCTTCGCAACTGAGTTGATCGACGAGTTGAACGCGGCTGAAGAGTTCAGAAAAAAGGTTGTGATTGCTCAACGGTATGAATCAGACATGTCGGCAGCATCGCTGCGCGCCAGCATGAACGTCGATTCACTGAAGCAGAAACTGAACGCGTTGGACGAACAGATCGCAGAGCTGCAGCAACGACGCGGAGGTACCGCGAACTTACATCGCGAAGCCTCAGACGCTGCCCAAGTTGCTCGTGACGTAGCTGAGCGCGCAGCGCGTGACGTGAAGGTGGCAGAAGACGCCGTTCCAGACGTGTCGCATGTGCAAGGCAAGATCAAAGAACTTGAAGACACGAACAATAAGATTCGCGCGAACAAAGCGCGCCGCGACGTGATGAATACCGTCGTAAAGTTTCAGAAGCAAAGCGAAGAGCAAGACGCGCTAATCGCTGGGTTCGACGACAAGAAGGCGACGCTGCTACGCACGACGAAATTCCCGATTGATGGTCTCAGCATCTCCCACGATGGCGCCGTCACGTTCAAAGGGATCAATCTCAAGCAAGCTTCGACAGCGGAACAAATTCGCATCAGCGTCGCCATCGGGTTCGCGCTGAATCCCGCGCTGAAGCTGCTGTGCATCAAGAACGGCAACGCGCTTGACGACGATAGCTTCAAGCTGATTGCCGATGCCGCAGAAGCTGCCGGCGGACAAGTGCTCATGGAGATTGTGACGAAGGACGCCAACGACGTCAGTGTCTTCATTGAAAACGGACACAATGTATGAACGCAGATGCCATCGTCCAATTCTTCTTAATCGATCATCTGCGTATCACAGGCATTGCGGTGCTGCTACCGTGTATTGCGTTTAAGTGGTACGTCGTCACGCACTGCAAATCACATCCGTGCTATCGGGTGCGCGCATGAACGCGGATAAAGCACGACTTGAGACGACGCTAGGTAAACGTCGTCGCGCCCGTCGGCAAATTACCGAAGAACAGAAGAAAGCGTATCAAGCGGCAGAGCATCAGAAATGGTTGAAGAAAGATCTGATGCCGCGACGTCTACGCGAAATCAAGGCAGCGATTCGCAAAGCCGCTGGTGGTGGCGACAACAACACGACGTGTTCATTTCAAGCCAGCGGTATCGATTTTCAAATTGAGACGCGACTACAACAAGAAGGCTACACAACAAAAGTCACCTTTGAAAACGGTGTCGCCAATATGGGTGATAGCGCCGCGCCGTGCATGGTCGAATACAACAATGTCCTTTTTGAGATCTCGTGGTGAACACATGAGCATCACACTGCTAGACTTACAAGTCGTCAACGCTGCACGTGCGCGACGCTGGCACCCGCATGGCGTCTCTGATTGGTCGCCGCTTGAATGGGCCGCGGCGATGGCTGGTGAAGCGGGCGAAGCGTGCAACGCGGCTAAGAAGCTGAAACGCATCGACGACGGGATCGCGAACATCAACCACGAGCCGGGACGTGCGATCACAGATCGCAAAGACGCGTGCAAAAAGATTGGTGAAGAAATCGCTGACACAATCATTTACGCAGTCTTGCTGGCAGAAGCTGTCGGCATCGATATCGAAATGGTCGTGAAAGCGAAGTTCAATCAGAAGTCAGAAGAATACGGTTTTCCGGAACGGCTCTAAGATTCGTTTGCGTAGATCACGCGCGCAAACGTTTTATGTGTAAGCGTGATACATCAAGGAGACAGCATGAAAGCAGAGCTTGTGATCATCGCGCAGCCCGCAGTTGGTGCGGAACCATCAGTCGTCGTACCTGCGGGAGAAACGTGGAAGATTCACACGATGCGAGGATTTCTGACAGCCAGCGGCGCGTCCGCAAGTCGTGAAGTGCGGTTCATCGTCAACGATCTTCTGCGGCAGAATACGTTCGTGTTCGTGCCGTCGTCAGTCACGCAAGTCGCCAGCGAAGCGCGCACGTATCAGTGCTTGGCAAATGGCGGCTACCGCGGTGCAGGTTCCGTCAACGTCGGTGTCGTGATCGGTATCGGAGATGTCATCGTGCCGGGAGGTTCAGAGATTCGATTCGGCACGACAAACATCGACAGCGCCGACCAGTGGGGCCCTGCGTTCTTGATCGTTCAGAAGTTCAAGGACTAGCACGTCAACGGACGGACGATAACCGGTATCGTCCGTCCACCTTACATAAGGAGATTTCGCGTGAAGAAACCAGCACAGAAGTTGTCGAAGAAAGACGAAGCACGCGCCGCACGGCAAGCCGCAGTCGCCGTCCATAACCGCGACTTGAGCACAGACGAAATCGCCTTCCGTATTGAACACGCGTCAACGTTGCGCGCGATGTATTCAGGTCAACGGGATCGTTCACTGGCGAACATCAGGGAAGCGTCGGCAGACGTCAAGACGTGCGACAAGATGATCGACGAACTAGACGCTGACGTCGCAACACTGCGCGCCCTCGTCGAATCACGACGCTGCTAGCGAACAAATAGCGAAACGCCCGAGGATGCGCTAGGAACGACGGGGACCCGGGACAGGGTAAGCTTCGACCAACGGTCAGAACGTGCAGCAGCTGTCAGTTCTGACCGTCGTTTTTCTCGTTTTCGACAGTCAACGCGTGAACGCACGCACAGATACGTATGTTGCACAAAATGACAACATGGTGGCGCACACAACGCGTAGCGACACCACACGAGCGCGCGTATCAGATGCGACGCTTGCTAAAGGTGCCCATGAGCCTTGGAATGTTCTTGAGTATTGATCCCCGTGGCGAATGGTCAGAGCGCAAAGCGCGCATTGTGCTAGCGATCATCAACGCGGAATCGAAAGAACACGGGATTGTATTTCAAGCTATTGAAGTGACGTGTATGCAGCACGTCCACAAACGTTTCATCTTGGTGGCACATTGTGTTAAGCATGAAATGCCTATTGATTACAACAACATGTGTCCGCAGTGTGCGCGCAGTCTTCATCGGTAACGCAGAAGGAGAGGGTAGTTATGAAACGTATCAAACACTTCGTAATCTCCGCGGTACTTGCAACGACACTGATCGCCGCAACGACCAGAACGGTACGCGCAGAACCGTTCTGGAACTGCGTCACCATTTGGTACATTGAAATGTGCTATTGGGTAGACGAAAACGATCCGACTCAGGACGATCTTTTCAACTACATGTGGTGGGTCTGCGATCTGATCGGACTCTGTTAAATCGAACGGCGACGCGTCGCGGACCCCAGCAAATCTACAACGCGTCGCCGTTCTCAGACGGCCCTGGGAGGAACCGCCTGTCTCGCGTGACAGTTAGGGCTGTTCTTCCGGCGCGCCAGCGTTGATGCCGAGCGCGACAGCTTCTCCGCCGACGACTGTCAAATCCAACGTCCCTGTGATCGTTGTCACGCCATTGCCGAGATCAGCGTCGGCGGTGACTTGAATCTGGCACGTGCCGGGCAAACCGGCGACGACCAGCGCCGCCTTTTCATCGGCAGGATCTTGCGTCACGCTGGCGACGCCTGAGTCTGACGACGAGAACGCGACTGACTGCACTTCTGCCGGTGCGCCCTTCTTGTCAACGGGCGCAATCGAGATCCGCACTTGCTGTGTGTCCGTGAGCTGCAACATGTATCGTGCTCCTAATGGTCCTGGCAGTCGTTGCTCTGAAACGGGACCGACGTTCCACAGCAACCGGATTTTCTTGCGCTTCTTTTTCTTGTCGCAAGAAACACCGTCTATCGATACGTGAACATGAATCAATGCCATAGCGCACCTACTGTTGCGGATGCGCTGCCAACCATGCAGCGTCTTTCGACAGCGACGAGTTGAATGCCTGTCGATACGCGGCGATGACCTCTTCGCTCGTCGGCGAAGGTAGATTCGGGTTCTTCTTGATGAACGCTTCGCGTAGCAGTTGAATCACGGCAGGTGCTTCCTGAATCGCGATTGCTACCAACGCTGCGCCCATCGACGTTCCGCCCTGCTGCGTCATTGAACCTCCCTAATCAGTGATTGCAAGAGCGCAACGTATGGCGACATTAGCTGACGTTGTGCGTTTGGCAAGTTTCTGACAACTTCATTGATGCCGATAGCAAGTGCTTCTTGCCAGCCATTGACGCGACTGTCAAGAATACGCAACGCTGATTGATGATAGAGCACAACCTTCCGTGTCGTATCAGTGTCAAGCAGTGGAGGATCTTGATCGTTTGCATCAATGGCGACGTCGCGAATCAAGTCCAGCACGCCCACGATCTGCTTGTTCTGATACGCAATCGTCGCTTGCGGATTCAGATTCAGCGGCATGTTTCCCGCGCACGCAGGCGCGCCTAGCGCAAGCGCAAGAACAGCAGCGATAACGAAACGTTTCAACAGCATCGAATCAACCTCCCAGTATCTGAACGACTTTGAAGGCTAATGGCGGCAGTCCGCCGATCAGCACACCTTGAAAGTATTGCCATGCTGCAACGCGCCATTTGAACGTCACTTTGGGATCGTCAAGCTGAAAAGCCTTAAACGTTTCCCAGTCTTTCTTGGCCATCGCGCTCACAGCGGCGACGATCATCAGCAGTTCTGTTCTGACAAACGGGTGCAACACGAGCCACGCAGCGATTCTGGTTTCATCCATTAGCGTCGTCCAATCAGAAGAAATCCTGAATCAGCGTTTGGCGTGCCGGTGATCTGCCACGTTTGTCCCTGATTCAAGTGTTTTGTTTCGATCAGCTTTGCGGTGCGACCGTCGAAGAGTTCATAATCGGCAGCTGATTCTGCTTTGACGCGTGTAAAGTTCTTCACGCCCAACAACACAGCGACGATGCTTGGACCATTGCTTGCGCTATACATACGCACGACACCGTGATCTTGACCATCGACCCAGAAGCCGTCGTGCGACAGCGGATTGCCGGCCCACCCACTGTTATAGGCTTGCCAGTTCGCAACGTCGCCAGGCAACAAGTCACCCAGCTTCTTGATCGCGATGCCAATTTCTGCGAAGTGTGGCAGCTCCCAGAAGTTCGCGTTGCGTCCCTTACGCACGTCTTCAGCGCCACCGCCGCGGATGCCGGGACCTGTGTGATACACGAATGCGCCAGTACCGCTGATAATGGCTGTCGCACGCATCATCGCCAATTGCAGCGGCGACCAGTTCTCAGCAACGCTCGACTGTGGTCCTACTGGTTCATTCAGACTTGTCGGGAACGGCAAGAAGTTGCCTTCACTCCATCCCTTCCGCGCTTGACGCCAATCGCAATCATCAGGACACGTCAGCGAACGATCCGGATGTGACGTGCCCATCGTCGCAAACGTTGCCGTAACGACATCTTTGACAGCGGGAAACTCGCCACCGTTCGGTGAATACGGCGCAATCAACGTCATGCCGGCGTTCTTCATTGTCTGAACAATCTGGCGTACCTTGTCGTTATCAGGCAGCGTCAATTCATTCGCCGCTTCGATGTGCATGATCATGTGTTCAAGACCAGGCAGCGCTTGCGCAACTTTCGACGCGACGCCTTGGGGATTCGGATCGTCGCCACCGTAGATCGTCAACTCCGTTCGCAAGCCATATTCGTTATACGCGGCTGTGATGAAGCTTCGCAGCTGCGCCACGTAATCAGGCCAATCGGCACGCGTTTCGCGATCTTCCCATGAGCGTCCTTGCACAGATGCCAGCACGCGCACATAGTCCGCGATCTTGATCGTCGGGCATCCGGCGGGCGCATTGGCAAGTCCAGCAAGGCAAGCCAGATTCTGACGCGTGCGTGCTTGGTCGTTTTTCCAGCCCCATAGACCCCAGAACAACGACGCGCCCACTGGGTTAAAGGCGCCAGCGTCGTCAACGTAGACCCGCCCTGACGCGCGTGGGGCGCCCGGGCGAGCTGTGACGGCGCGTGTCATGTGTTGCTCGGGAAGCTCTTGGTGCGCGTTTTCAGGCGTAAAGTCTTGCAGCGTGAAACGAAAATCAATGGAATCGAAGCCGTCGAACGACATCAGTAAATCCGCACCAAACGGCGCTGGCGTATCGTCAGCCAAGAAGCACACCGTATGTTGCGACTTGTCGAACGTGCAAGACGTCAACTCGCCTGTATCGACACTCAGCTTGACAACCGGTGTCGGTAAGCCGGTAAACATCGCGCCCACCGTGCGTTGAAACTGATGTAGCGGCGGTTGTGGCGGATCTGGTGGCTTCGGCGGTACGCACGCGGTGATTAACAGAACGGCTGGGACGATCAGTAATCGCTTCACTGGGCTCCTCATGTTATGCGACAGTTAACCACACTTCGTCGCCGACTCGGTCAGCGTTTTCTAACAGCGTAATTACCGCTGCGTTGATCTCTGCACAGTCCCAGATCTTCAACTCTTTCGAGTCGGCGCTACGACCAAGCATGGGACATCCGAGCGTGTCCGCTGCTGTATTTCCGCCGTGCAGTCGGATGCCGGTGAACCCTGGCACGTTGAGGAGTTCGGGCATCTTCTTTTGAAAGCGACCTGAGAACGATAGCACAACGCGATAACGTCCCGGCGGTATCGCAGTGCGCCCGTCGATCTTCGGTCCCGTGCGCACTTCATCTTCCAGCACGAAGCTGTTAAGACCGGCGCCTGAGAACATGCCTAACGTCGCGCCAGGCTTGCGCAGAAAACGGTTGATCGACAGTTCAATATTCACGGGATGATCTTGGCCATGCGTAGCAGCGTTAATCCAAGTGCGATGATCCCTGTTGGGCCCATCCACTTCATAACGCTGATCACACTATCAACACTCTTTTGCCAAAGAATGATTTCGTTGTGAACGTCAGCATGGCGGGCCAGCGTTGTGCCGTGACTATCGACCGTCATGGCCATTGTCTGAATCATGTTCTGCAGCGTGCGTCCAGCTGGTGTCTTTTCAACGTCGCTCGCCATGGACGTGATATTAGCCGACAGCTGGTCAAGCTTCGTCAACTGCAATTCTTGTGACTTCTCAATGACCTTGAGTCTGGCGTCCATCAGATCTTTCAGATGGCCTTGCTCCGACTTAATGGACTGCATACCGAACTCCAGAGCGGTCACCTTGTTGACCAGGCTCATGTAGTCGCGTTCCATTTGGTCGAGTCTTGTATGCAGCATCCGGTCCCGATCATCAATCCGCCTAGCGTGTGGTGTTTCTTCTAATTCGTGATCAACCATCGACCCACGTCCTAACTTACGCACGTTCGTTTAATGGAGCCCAGTTAGTGTCCCTTGTTGTCCAAAGTTCGGATTGGTCACATCAAGCGATGGGTGGAACGAGTAGGGAACCTCGAATGATGTTGAGCGATGATCAAAAATTCGTTGATTGTTGGATTGAGGAATCGCCTCGACAGCCAAGCCAAGAGTCAGCACGTCTGATACGCCCCACTCCATGAACGCCACGAATTCACCGTTGGTGAAAAACGCGACACCAGGACCGCCCGCGAATCCGAACGTAATCGCCGGGCAAAACAATAATTGGAACGTGTATACGGTATTGGCGTACCAATTATTGCATGTCCTATTGCCACCGGACAGTCGAATGACCCCTGTCCCATTGTCCTTCATGAAGGGCTGAAACATTGCATCCGGAGCCGTGCTACTCAACCGCCATCCGCACGCTTGCACGCCAACGCCTAAGCCATCCGTATCGATGCCGGACGCGGTCGTTGTAAACGCACCGATCCAAATTCGGAATGAACTTTTATCGGGACCGGTACGAATCACAAACGTTGCTTGAGCAAATGATACTTGCGGATTAACAATTGTGCCTGTCCGTACCTCTTGCTGCGTGGTGGCCACCGCCGATTGTGCGCGTGCCCAATAGCCACCAGCATCCGAAAACGCACTCATGTTCGCAATACTAGGCGTGAGACCCGCCGATAACCCACCCGCGCTAGCCTGCCCGTGCGCGATGTGTCCTTCACCGCGACTGCCTCCACTACTCCCCGCCGTGATCGTCGGCAAGCCGTTGAAGGACCCATTTGGGCCGCCTGTAATCGCAGTCTCAACAATACCGCGCGCACTTGTTGACTTCGTAGTTGACTGACTGTTCTGACTATTCTTTACGAGCTGCAGCAGTAGATCTTCAAGTTCGAAGCGCGCAGACGTCGCGGTACACGTATAACGCGGAAACAACTCTGTATCGTTCTCGTCGTGAATCTGATCAATCGTCACATTCTGTATGAGAAAATCCCCTTTCAACGGGGGATCTGACATATCAAAATGCACTGTTTGTCCAGAGCGCGATTTAGGATCGCGCGTCGCATACGTCACAGTTTTGATGGGCTGACTGAAAATCTCAAGCTCGGCATACAACCGCGTATACAGTTGCTGCGGGTCAACTAGCGATGTATCGCTCACGACGTATTCATGGATGCCGTCAGTAGGATTACCATCCACATCAAGTTCGATACGGCCCATCATGTTCTGTGAATCGACGTCTTCGCCCATCAAATACAAACAGACAGGATCGCCAGAAAACACAGGGCCGGGCAGACCAGTTTCTAAGAAAAGTGAACCTTGTCCGCCTTCAAACGAACTGGGCGAAAAGTAATTGACGACATACGAACCGATCAACACCGTGCCACCGGTCTCGTTAAAGATCGATACGTCAGCAACTTCGACTTCGGTATCACCTGCGTCGGCATCAACCGTTACCGACGTCGCGCCGCCATGCACGAATACACGATTTCGAATCTGCGACAAGTCAACGCTGCTAACGATCTGCGGATCACGAATCAACAGCGTGCTTGCGTCAGTGACATCTTCAGGAGGATCGGTATCTTCAAGATACGGACCATCGTTATTCGGCCATGTAAACGTCGAGCGGACTTTCGTCGTCTGCAGTGGTTTCTGACCAAAGTCGATTTGAGGCGTCGCGATTGTGCCCGCAGGATCAGCAGCTGGAATTATCACAGGTTGCTGCGGCGGTGTTGCAGCAGCAAGCACCGTCGGATACGGCAGAATTCCTAACGTTGACGGCCAGACAGGTGTCCATCTCCCCACACCGCCGCGTGGAATTGCTGATTGCCCATCAGGAGAAAATTCGTGATAGACGAAGACGCGATAGCCAATCGGGTTCACACCGTTGATCGGTGGATATGCCGGCAGCTGTGTAAAGTGTGGCCCGAACTCTTCACCAAGCGCCAGTGAATTACTGGGCGGACCTTCTGCTGTTTGTGTACCGTCTGAGTAAACAGCAGCTAACGTGAAGTGATACGTACCAGTTGAAAACAAATAGCCTGGAAGCGCGGCACCAGATGCTACCGTTGGACGCACACCAACAGCGCCACTGAAGTTATAACCGAAGCCTGTATCAAGAGACGACGCAGAACCAGCGACTGACGCAGACGAACTTGCCGGTTGCGATACTGGTGGCTTCGGCGGTGGCAGCGTAATCGTCACAGTTAGATGTGACTCGTCGATCACTGTCGCAGTGCTGGCTATGCCAGGATACACTGTTGCCGTTGTCGTAACGTTGTCAGCGATCTTCCAACCGCGCTGTAATTGCCCGATGCCGCGCACAAAGTAAATACGACGTCCAGTGCATGTGATACCGCCACCAGGATCAGCACCAATGGGAATGCTCGACAAGTCCATCTTGTGCAAGCCATCAAATGCGACGATGACAGACGCGGGCCCGAGTGACGACTCCGAGCCGTTCGAATACAAGAACGTCGTTCTGAAATAATAGTAGCCGGCTGTGAATGATTGCGTGTCTGGCATTGCCGCACCGACAGCGGCAACCAGCGCAGATCCTGGACCAGGTTTAATAGGTGAAATCGGTTTTACTAACGGCGGTCTGACGTGGAAGAAATGCACACACGGCGTGTAATCAACATACCAATGACCACCGCCAATAGCTTGCGCGACATCGCTAAGACACGTCGCTAGATCTCGTGAGCCGTCGAACTGAATTGAGATCTGTGCCAGATTCGTTTGCACGAACGTGGTAGTAAAACCAGTCGAAAACTTCGTAACCAGATCTTTGACAATCTCAGACGCCGACACGTTGTAATACGTGCCTGTTGGGCGACGTCGATTAAACAGCCACGTGAAGTCGATAGCAGATGCGCGCCAGACCAGTTGTTCTTTCAGCCCCTCGAATTCTTGATCGACGCGTTGCACCGTGCCCTTAAAGAGCACGCGATTGCTATCAAACGAATCGATGATGTCGATCTGTTCACCGACGACTGGAACGTTACTGGCGCCATCGACTGAGAAGGTACAAGTATTCGGACGATTGTTCAGCGCGTCTTGAATGACAATGCCGGGCAAGCGACGAATATCAGTACCACGCGTGAGTTGTGTAAATTGAAATCCATTCGACAAGCGGGCGACTTCAACGCCGCCAGGCGATGTCTCAAGAATGACATCAACAAAACCCACAGCATGCGCAGGTGTTGTAACGACAATGTGTTCCGCGTCCAGCTGT